CGCGTGACGCAGGACCGGGTCGGTCAGCGCGGCACGCTCGACGTCCTCCCAGGTGCCAGGGTCGTTCGCCTGCCGCCCGCGCTCAGCCACGGCGCCCACTCGAATCGCTCGCCGATCGCGAGCTCGCCGAAGGTGGGCCCTGGCCCGTGGTACGCCCAGGTGTTCAGCCCGCGCGTCGACGACGAGGTGTACAGAACCGCGCTTATGCGACATGGTGCTTTTGCTTGGGGTTTGCCGGGTGGTGTACCTCCGGATCCGGAAGTGTGGCCTTCGCCATCCGCATCAGCCGCGGCGTGCGAATGACCAATTGCTCACGCACGACCTGGTCGATCGCGGCGTAGTCCGGGTCCACATACCGCGCGGTCGTCGCGATGTTCCGGTGCCCGGCGAACACCTGGGCCGCGCGCAGGCCGGCGACGCGCTCCATGCGCGTGATGGCGGTGCGCCGCCCGCTATGCGACGAGGCCTCGAGGCAGCCGATTTCGCGGTAGCCCTCGCGAAAGAACGCCTGTACCGCGTGCGACCGAGTAACAGGGTCTCGTGAGTACTTGCGGAACTCGACGATGAACCGGTCCTGACGTTCGGGCCTCGCCGTTTCACGCAGGCGCTCGAGCGCCAGGCCGAGGCCGAGCGGATCAATGAGCAGCTTCCGCGCGCCGTAGCCGCCCTTCGTGGCGCGCTCGTGCAGCTGCAGCCTTGGCCGTAGCCGCCAGGTCGGGTCGAACGCCATCCACCATTCGACGCGCCCGATCTCAGTCGCGCGAAGCGCACACTCGAAACTGAGGCGCGCGATCACCTCGTTCCGCAGCGGATACGCGGTCGTCTCGACCCACGCGAGAAAGGCGCGCTGTTCGCGCGCGTCGAGACCGGCGGCTTGCCCGTGGCGCGTCATCACCGACTCTTCGTCAGCACGTACCGTCGATTGGCCGTCGAGCCTTCCGCGCGCACCAGTTTTCTGGCGACCAGGTCCTTGACCGCCACGCGCAGCGCGTATTTGGACGTCTTGGCTTCTGTCGCGAGCTCGCGCGGTGTGAGGGTGCCGCCGGCGTCCTTGAGCGCGCCGATGATCCGCCCGTCAAGGGCGCCTGGTGATGCCCAGCGCGGGGTCTTTCGACGTCGCGTCGGCGGCGACGACGGCCCGCCGTTCAATCCCTCGAGGAGCTCGCGGACGTCGCCGACCGTATCGGCTTCAATAGTGGCGCCCTGGTGGATCACGCGGTATGCCATTCACTGACTCGCTTTCAGGAGTGGGCGCGCGTCGACGGCCTGGCGGTCAGGTGGTGCGGCGCGGCGATGTTGCTCGGCGAGGCCGCTGCCGCCGCACGGCTCGCAGACGACGCCGCGAATGCGGGAGAACCAGCCGGTCCCTTTGCAGTCCGGACACGGCACGCCGAGACCGCTCCGGTGCACCGCGCACAGCCGTCCAGCGACGGCGACCGCGACACACCCGGGATGACTACAGGGCGGCATGGCTTGTGCTCCGTCCGTCCGTCCGTCCGTCCGTCCGTCCGTCCGTTTTCCATTGCCATTGCCTCGAATCTGCGGATTTCGTCATTTCCGTAGATGGCGTCAGATCAGGCCGGTTTTCAGGCGTGCTCATGACGTCATCCGGTGGCCATATGTGGAGCGGAGTGGAGCGGAGGTCACGGGTCGAACGTGAGTGCCGTGGAGGGACTGTGGGGTATGAGCCCGCAGGTCGCGCGGCCGCGCCACTCGCCCTCCGCCATCAGTTGTCAGGGGGCTCGCGAGGTCGTCCGCGAGCGACGACTCGTTCGCGAGCCACGGATCGACATTGGAGTCCCGGCGCGCTGGTGGTTGCCGGTCACTAGGCGCCATCGCGACCGGAGCAAGAGCATCGCTCTGACAGCCGGGACCCCAATCTTGATCTGCACACACGACGACGTGTAGCCGCCGCACGACGGCGAGCCGTTCCGCGCGGCGCTTCTCGCGGCGCACGAGGACGTACCGCCGCCACTGATCGAGCCAGCGCACGACGACGTAGAGCAGGGTGGCGAGCGCGAGGACGATGACGACGAAGAGGAAGGTGCTGATGGTGTCGAGCATGGCTAGTCCCTCGGATCGGGCGTGCCTGGCGCGAGCCGCGGCCCTGGCGCGCGCTCCACTGTGAAGGCGACCGGCCGAAACGCCTGGCACGTCGCGTCGCACGCGGTGCTCGCTTCGCCGTGACACTCATCCGGCCCGGAGTCGTCGGCTGCGAAGACGTGAGCGCTTTCCGTGTGCCCGCATTCGCAGATCGTCCCGTCGAAGGACGTCGCGGGCGGTGTCCAGCGCGAGATCAACCGGCGGCGTCATCGCCCCTGCTCCAGCTCCTGCCGGATGGCCGTGCATTCGTCCTCGATCGCTTGCTGAATCGCTTCCGCGGCGCGGCGCACGAGCCGGTCGTACTCGAACTCCCGCTCGCCGTCGGGGTCGAGTTCCTGCAGCAGGTCCTCCACAAAGGTCGCGGCGAGGTCATACGCGCGCGGGTCGACGTGGATGAAGGTGGCGCTCATCACTCACGCCCGCTTGAACAGGCCGCACGTGTCGTACCGCACGGACCACGGCGCCGCACTACTGGAGGCGACACAGTGAAACGTCGTCAGCGTGAGCGAATGCGACTGCGGCCGCGGCTGCGTGGCCGTGGCTCGCAGGTGCGCGCACTGCTCACAGCGGGTGTTGGCGGGACCGACGCCCGCGGGGAGGCGCATCTGATCCGCGTCGGCCGGAACGCGTGTGGTGTTGTTGGACGGTCGTGAAACTGCTACGCTCACGTCGTTGCTCCTTGCGCGCCCGCTGCCCGGCCTGCCGCCGCGCGTCTCCCACGCCTGCCGTTCGTCGTCGGAGAACGTCTTGCTCCCGCGAAAGGGGTCTTTCCCGTGCGCCACCGATGGCGCGGAGTCGGTCGGCAGCGTCACTGTCGCGCCATTCCCGAAGGTCGTCCGCAGGCGAATCACGCCCGGCACGCTCTGGCCCGTGACGCCGATGTACTCGCGCTTGCTCCTGAAGGTGAACGCTTTCCCCTTGATCGACACCCACTCGTCGTCCAGTTCGTAGCCGACGATTTCGGTCGGTTGATGCGGGGCATCGTCATCGACGAGGAAGCCGCCCACCATCGTCGGAAGCAGGTCTATCCACATCGCATCCCCCCCCCCTCAGTCGAACAACCGTCGCCACGGTGGCGGCGGCACGACCTGCCAGCGCTCATGGATGCGCTGAATTAACAACTCCCCGCAGAGCCCCGGCAGTAGTGGCGGATCCTCGCGACGCTCCGCGCGGCGTCGTCGCCAGTTATCAATCGCCAGCGCCAGTAGTTCACGCATAGCGGCTCGCCTCCGGGAGATCCGCGAGCGAGCGGCGCGGCGTCGGCACGCCGTCAGTCGACGCCGGTGGCGCGACGAGGCCGTCACGCACGCCGGTGCGCTGGCGCGCGATGTACGCATCGATGTCCTCGACCGTGAAGCGCAGGCGCGGCCGCACGCCCGATCCGAGCCGGACGCACGCCAGCTTCTGCTCACGCACGAGCGCATAGACCGTGTCCGCGGTGATCGAGAGCCGGAGCGCCGCCTCAGGCACGGTGAGGAGTGGCGTCATGGTCATCACTGCCACCCAGCCGGCCGCGACTGATCGGTCGCGCGTTTCAACTTGAACAACTCCTCGCGCGTCTCGGCCTCGCGTTGACGCGCGGGCTGGTCGGCCTGCTGTTGGTCGAAGCTCTGCGTGACGTGCATCAGTTCGTGCGCGAGCGTCGCTTCGAGCTCGGACATCGCGGCGTACCGCGCGTGCAGGTCGGAGACGTGAATCACGGTCGGGGCGTTCTCGTCGACCCACCCGGCCACGCCTCCAAAGGGCGCAGGCGTCTCGACACGGATGGCCGTCACGCGAGCGGCTTCTTGCGGGTAGTAGGCGGCGACGGTCGTCCACGCTTCGTCGACGCGCGGATGTCCGGACGTGACGGTGACGGACGTTAGTGGCCCGCCACACGTGATCGAGAACCCGGCGGTTTCACCGGGCGCGAGAGTGGACCCCTGCGGCGGCGGTGCGTCTGCCCAATTGCGGAGGCCTTGAATAGCTAGTAAGACCGAGACGCAGGCAATGGCAATGGTGGTTACCAACAGCGCGCGGTGTGTCTTGGTCCGCGCGCCGCGGGCTGGCTTGATGTTCGCTGTAGCCTTGCGCGTCACGACGCCACCTTCTGCGGCTCACGCCGACGAATCGACGTGGTGATCTCGACGACGTCGGCCTGACAGGATTCGAGCAGCGCTTGCGCGAGCGGGAATTGCAGCGCGCGGATCGTGAGCAGTTCTTCCCAGGGGATCGGTTCCAGGCCATCGAACCAGCGGCGGAGCGTCCGAGGATCGCGCTGCAGGAAGGCCGCCTGCTGCTTCAGCCGCGTGACGCGCATGATGAGGAACGCGTCATAGAGCACCGCCGCGAGCACCGCGCGACGCGCTGACCGCTCGTCCGCTTTCAGGACATCGAGGTCGAGCACGGGATCCGCTTTGCGGACATCGCTCGGCGAGAGCCCAGATCGCGATACACCCGCTTGTCGGATCTGCGCCTTGAGAGGCGAGCCCGCTCTCTCGGGTAGCCGCGACAGGGAGCGATCGGTAGAGTCGGCGCGTGGCTTCATGCGCTCACCGCCTCCGCGGCGGGAATGACGTACCGCCGCACGCTGTAGCCGAGGGCGCGGGCGAGCTTCTCAGCGGTCCGAGCGGTTTGGCTTTCGCCGCGCATGAATCGAGTCACCGTCATACTCGACACGCCGGCGGCACGAGCCAGATCGGTGTTGAGCCACCCCCTCATAGCCATGTCGCTGACGTAGCGCGCGAGGTCGTAACCGACCCGAATCTTATGTGTGCCCACGATGGGCACAGAGCCTACGCTCGCCGTGCCCGTTGTGTCAACACATTTATTAACGTAGAATCACCAACCTCGGATTGCGGCGCTATCGTAGGCACACCGGTGCCGCCATCCCCGCAACTAACAGCCCATAAATTTGGGAAATGGTTGGAGTTGCGGCGAGGGAAGTGGTCGCTGGAAACGATGGCTCGGAGGCTGCGCGACCACGTGAAGGACGTCGGACTGAAAGTGAATCGGTCTTCGATTAAAAAATGGGAGAAGGGCCAAATTCCGTCCTGGCCAGTGCTTTACGCGTATGCCGAGGTCTTCAACGTGCCTCCGCACGACATCGTGTCGCGGCTCTTTCTCGCGATTCAAATGCCGAACGGGCGTGACCTCGTGCGTCACGCGGCAGATCAAACCTCCGGATCTCACGAAGGAGGTGCCGATGTCCCAGCTTCGGCTCGTCGTCTCGCAGAAGTCGAATCCGAGCTCACCGCTCTCAGGGCTCGATTCAGTGAAGTGCAAGATGTTGCGCGCAGACTCTACAAGATTGCCATCGCTGGCGAAGAAGGCCGCACGGCTCCAGGCGCTGCGCCCGGTCGCGGCCGATCTACTGGAAAAGCTAGTTGACGATCTCCTCGCGGAGGTCTCGTTGGTGCTGTTGTTGCTCGCGGAGGTGTCGTGATGCTCACTCTACTGGCGTGCGTTGCCTCACTTATCCTCGCGCCGCTCGCGGCCGTCAAGGGACTCGGCTATCGAGGCGTGTATTTCGGCGGGGCCGTGCTGGCATTGTTTCTCGGGTTCTTTTTTCTCAGCATGGCTGTCGCGACGACTCCACCGCCCGCCACTGAGGCCGAAGTCCTGGGAGCAGAATTGCTCGACGCGGTTCTTCCAAGCCTTGGAGGATGGCTCATTGTCACGGCGGTCGCGTGCGTGATCGGTGCCTGCATGTTCCGACGCAAGGCTCAGGCGCGCACCGCCGACGCGGCCCGCGTCTAATTCGATCGGGGGTGTCGTGAGCGTCTACCGCTGGGGCGTGATGCGTGGGCTACCAGTCTCCCCACACCTCGATACATTCCACCTCTTTCAGCATGGTGGAGAGTTTAGCTATGTCAGCGAGGTGTGTTTTTGTATCCCCCGCCCAGCGTGGGCCCAGCAGAGGAATGACCGCGTCCTCCGTCGCTTGAAACACGCCGATCACGGAGTAATTGGAATAGGACCCAGTGGTCAGCACAACCGGCCTTAATGACGGCGCCTGGCTTCAGGTCTGCTTGTCGCACGCCGCCATGATCGCATGAGCGTCTACCGAGGCAAACGGCAGCGGACGTACCGCTACAAGTTCCGGTACCGCGGCAAGCTCTATCGCGGCAACACCGACTTCGAAGACCTGCAGCGCGCGAAGCTCTATGAGGCCAAAGAGAAGCTCAGGTTACGCGAGCGTCGCGCCGGGTTCGCGCCTCCCGGCCCGGCGCCGAGCTTCACGGCCTGGGCGGGTGTGTATTTCGCATGGGTCACGACACGCCGACGGCCCGCCGTGCGTCGGCCCGAGAAGATCGACGAGCTACTGCGTGTGGTGCTCCGGTTCTGGGGCGCGCGACCCGCGGACCCCGCGAAGGTGCCGGCCGGGGAGGAGTGCCCCTTTCACGATCTGACGCTGCAGGACCCGATCGACGAGCCGAGCTGGATCCTGGCGTTCGAAGAATGGATGGATCGCCGCGGCATCGCCGGCGGCACGCGCAATCACTACAAAACGACGATGCGGCAGCTGTACATGGTGGCGCTCCTCGCGGAGTACCGGCACCTCTCCGGCGGCCTGACGATGAACCCGTTCGAAGGCCGCCCGCGCGATCCGCGCGTCATTCGAAAAGTGGCCCTCACCCCAGCGCTCGTGCTCGCGTGGCTGGAGCAGATGTCCTATCATGCGCGTCTCGCCGTGGCGATCGCCGCGCTCGCCCCGAAGCTCCGCCTCCGCAACGTGCTCGATCTCGAGTGGGCGACGCACCTCGATCGGGAGCTGACGACGATCACGGTCTGGGCACACAAGAGCGTAGGCCGCACCGAGGCGCCGCTCGTGATTCCGGTGAGCGCGCAGCTGCGCACGATTCTCCAGGACGCGCGCGCGCGGCATCGATGGGCGCGCCATGTCGTCACGTATCGTGGGGCCCCGGTCGCGTCCATCCGGAGCGGGATCCGGGCCGCCGCGAAGGCCGCGCAGATTCCGTACGGGCGTCGATTGCCGGGCGGCGTCACCTTCCACACGTTGCGGCATACGGCGGCGACGATCCTCGCGCGACTCAACGTGAGCCCGTGGCTGCAGCGCGACGTGCTCGGGCATCAGGATCTCTCGACGACGGAAGGCTACACGCACCTGCTCGTCGAGGAGCAACGCGCCCCGCTCGAGCAGCTCTCGGCCGCGCTCCCGATTGCGTCGATCGTGACGCGAGCGGACACGCGCGCCAGTCGGAGCCACGCGGGGGCACCCCGATCAGGAAGCAGTCAGAATGCGCCAGAAATCAGCGGCCTCACGCGGCGTCCGCGACGGGCCACGGGCCGCCCGTTCACGCCTAAACCGCAAACCACTCAAGGAGTTAGAAGATGACATCGCAACGTACTCAGGAGCTAGTGGCCGCAAGGTCATCGGGGTTCGAGTCCCCGCTTCCGCACCAATCACTTACGGCGATCGGCGGGGGCACGACAGCTAGTGGCTCTCACAAGAACGGGGGCACTGACGTCCCTGTATCCCGCGGCCTCCGGCGCCACCGGACGGCGTTCCGACTGTTCCTCGCCCCGATCGTGATCGCCCTGGCGGTGGTCGCCTGGCTGTTCACCACGGACTGGCCCACCCCGCCGCATCAGCCGGCGGATTCCTTGACCGGTGTGCCGCCGCCCCACGTCTTCGCGGCGCCGCGCGACGTGGAGCAGCCGCCGTGGATGCCGTGCGGCGAGGGGCGCGTCGTCTGGTTTCGGCCGCTGGTGATGGGTGAGGCCTGCACGGCCGAGAACGAACGGGCGGCGATTGCCGCCGAACGGGTGCGCCCGCGATGAGGGGAAGGAGGTCGAACCGGCGGCGGGTACCGCGCCGCCGATCCGGTGCGTCAGCGCTTCTTCGCGGGCCGCGCCTTCGTCTTGCCGCCGGTCGGGCGGGCCGCGCTCTTGCGAGTTCCCATAGGGGATCTCCTCCTAACGCGCGAGTGTAACGCCGATTCGTCTGGTTGCAGCCGCGGAAGTGCGTCATCCTCGCGGGGCTCTTCGCGCGTCGGCCAGTCCGGACAGGGCGGCTTCATCGCCACGACTCGCGCTCACGGCCGCAGCTGCGCGGACGTGCGCTGCCGAATGTAGCGGCGGAGTTCGCCGACGGTCACGCACGCGAACTGCCGCTGATAGTGCCAGGGGTCGAGGAGGACGCAGACCTGCTCGTCGCTCGACAGCGTTTCGTGGAGGACGAGCGGCGGCGTGGGAGCCGTGGCCGGGGCCCGCGTCGCACTCGCGCACCCGACAAGGAGGACGATCGGGACGAGAAGCGCCGCGAGGCGTCGGGCGGCGCGCGGGAAGTTCTTGTTCGTGGCCGCGAAGTACACGAGCTCACCCCGCTCGTTGAGGCGAATCGCGAAGCCGCAGCCGTTACACAGTTCGGCGCCGCGGACGTGCTCACGCTGCTGCGGCGGCGCGTCACAGATCGGGCACGGGAACGGCGCGATCGGCGTCATCCTGCGCAAGACGTCCGAGAGATCTGGGCTGACCATCCCGTCGGCGTTCACGCGGCGACCTCGCTCACCGGCGGCGGGTTCTCAATGACGATCCAGATCTCGCCCGCGGCCCGCGCGATCAGCGGAAAGAGTGCTTCGAACGCGACCCGCGACTGCAACACGCGGCACGGCGCGCGGTCGCGGCCGACGAGGAGGCAGCCGGAGGTATCGCCGATCCCGTTGCCAGGGTGAATCCGGATCCCTTCGAACCCGGGCACGTCCACCAGGAGCGGCAGCGGCCGTTGAAACGGTAACAATATACTAGACGGACCAATGTTTGAATCAATGAAGGCGAGCGGGCCTTCGCAGATTTGCACGCGAGCCGGTGCGTGTTGGTGCCGCTCAGTTAAGAGTACCCTTTGGGATCTGAGAGTGGTAGGATTGCGCTCAGGGGAGTACTCCGCTAGCTCCAACGAGCTACTTCTTTCCACGGATCACCAGCCGCCAAGCCGATTTGCCGTAGGCTGAAGCATAGAGCCGCTTCCCATTCCGGAGGGTAATGTACTTGGTGTAGATCACCTCGTACCCCTCCGGAACTTCCGCGTCCTTCTTGGACATCCTAAACACCCCCCTTTCAGACGGCTGTGCGCGAATACATGGAGCGGATCAAGCGCGCCGCAAGCACCGAGGAGATCGTCAAAGCTCTTGAGCAGGGTGGATTCGATTTCAACGAGCAGGGCTGGGCCAAGGGGCATCGTCCTCGGATCCTGGCGATTGCGCTGGTGAAGAGCACGGCCGTGTTTCGTCGCGCTTCCAAACGGGATGTTTGGCTTGGAAGGCTGGTACGAGCCGCGTGCAAAGAAGGGACGAAATGGGGACTCGGAACCAGACAGCGAGAAAAAGCTGAGCGGGAAAGCCAAAGCCACGCGAAAGAAACGCTCCAAGAAATCATCCGCGCCAGTGTCGGCGGCGGAGCAAGGCTCAGGAGAAGGAGGCGCCTGATGACTAGGAGGGCGCTGGCTCTCGCGTCCGCCGCACGACCCCACCGACGCGAGGGCCAAAAAGAAGAAGGGCCATTCCCGCCCGCCTGATAACGAATGGGAATAGCCCGTGGTGGGCACCCTCCATAGAGAGCGTCCGCTCTACGCATTATCGGCTGCTTTCCTTGCGCCCAGCAAGGGCCGATAATGCGCCTATTTTTTGGTGCGACGGCGTGACAATCACGCGGTAGCGGCCTGCGGGAATCGCGGTCGCGCCGGGCACCTTCCACGCGCCGACCGGTTCGCCCGGCCGCTCACGGATCTCGTCTTCGAGTGTGAACGCGGCGAAGTGCCCGTCGACGAATAGGCAACCGAGCGTCGCGCCCTCCAGTGACGGTTCGCGAACAAGTCGGAGTCTCACGACGGCCTCCAGCGCCGCCAGAGGCCCCATAGGCAGAGGACGATCACCGTCCAACAGACCGCCTGAATCCCGCCGACGTCGAGGCTGAACGTCATGACGCCTTCCCGCCCATCAGCCCCGCGAAGAAGCCGCCGACGAGCCCGCCGATCGAGCCCCAGAGGCCGCCCAGCTTGGCGCCGCGGTTTTCGCGATCCTCGAGGATACCGACGCGTGTCTCGAGCTTGTAATGGTCGCCGGCGATCGCGTCGAGTTGGTCGCTCATCCGCTCACAGAGCCGATAGAGCTCGCCGAGGGTGACCTGATCGTCGGGCGACATGGTGAGGATCTGTGGCCGGTAAACACTTACTCAAACACTTACTCGGTCGAAATGAACGGCTCGCGCGCGCGAAGCTTCACGACGCAATCGAGAATCGCGCCACCAACGATCTGAGGGTGCGGGTTGTAGCCACGGACGTTCTCGTCACCCCAGAAGCGATCCCACCTCCAGCCGAATCGGATCGTCGCCCACCGTCCGCTGTAGGGAATGGCGATCGCGACATGCTGTCGCCCGTTCGGCCAGGTCTGCGTCTCGAACAACGCCCCGCCCGCCCACTGCTCGACGCGAATCTGCGGCGGCTCGGCGGACTTGAACGACTGCAGCCGCTGGATCAGCGCGAGCTGTGTGCCGAGCGCGCCAGGAATGCGCCGGTCGGTGCCCTGGTTCACGAACATTCGATCCGGCGGATAGTCCGCCCGTGGGTCGGTGGTATCGATCTCGTTCATCGGCGTCAGGCTCCTTCGCATCGAAACAACACATCCACCTCGTTCGCGCGCACGCGGACGTCGGTGACGTACCGCCATCCCTCCGCACGCATCGCCACGCGCAACGCGTCGACGTCCGGCCGCCGGGACCGTTTCACGAGCGGCGCATCTACGGCGTAATCAGTAGCGCCGTCGGTGCAGGCAGCGGCCCCGGCCGCCCGAAAGGGACCGGGTTCGACCAGGCGCCTTTCGTCGCGCCGTTCGCCGTGCGCGCATAGAGGTCGTATTCCTTGTCTGGCTCGACGCCGAACAGGAAGGCGCCCACGGTCGACAGCCGATAGCAGTCCGCCGTGCCCGCCACGAGCGACCACGACGCCTTCGTCACGCTGACACTCGCGACCGGCACCCCGGTCGAGGGCCCCGTGCCGCGCTCGACCACGAACAGCTCGGTCTCCGTCCACTTCGGCGCGCCGCCAAACGTCGCTGTGAAATCGGGGAAACTGCCGTGCACCGCGTGGTTCGTGCTGGTCAGCACGGTCAGCGCCGGCGGCGGCGGGGTGCACGGGTTCTGCGCCCACGTCGGCGCGGCGATACCGAGCGCGATCAATGTCCATACGAGACGAGCCATTGCGGAACCTCCACGAGTCGCCCAAGCCAGAAGGGCAGGCTGTAGCGTTGAATCTGATAGAACACCGTCAACACCGCGTCGGTGCAGAGCAGGCCGGCATCGCAGGCCGTGACCGTGAGCACGTTCTTGTCCGGCTGCAGCACGATCACCGGCACGAACCACGTCTCGAGGCCCTCGCACGAACCGGCGCCGCCGCGACTGTTCGACCAACTACACGTGACAACGGCGAGGTTGTCGCTCGCGGTGCCGGAGAGCGGCGCGAAGGGCGGCCCGAGGTTGGCGAACTCAGTGAAGTAGTTCGCGTCCGAGGTTGGCCCTGTGATCGTGATGATCGGCGCGGTGTTGCCTTCGATGAACTCGTAAGCGCCGGGATCGTAGGCGCCGCCTTGGGGCCGCACGGTGCCGACAATGTCGGGCGTCGCCTGCGTGAGCGTCGCGCCGTTATTGCGCGCCGGGCTCCCTGATTGGAGCCGGAAGTCGTCCGCGCCGGGGTTGACCAGGAGCGGATCGGCATTCGTCCACCCCCCAGCCGAGACCGGTGTGCCGTAGTTGTTCGTCTCACTCGCGAAGCTGGCGCCGCCCGGTCCTATGAGGCGGACCGTCGGCGTGGCTGCACAGACGTTGTTCCGCACCGTCAGATTCGTCGCGCCGCTATCGAACTGGACGCAATACGTGGCCGGGTTGTAGCAGGTATTGTTGATGACCGTCGCGGAGCTGCTGCCGATCACGAGGCAGCCCGAATTTGACGACTGTCCGCTGTTCGACGGGAAAATGTCCCAGATGACGTTGTTGACGATCAGGCCTGATGGCGCCGACGACGCATAGAGGATGCCGCAGCCGCGGCGCGATCCCGACAGTTGTAAGTTGTTGTGGACCTTGTTCCGCCGCGCCGTGTTGCTCCCGGCGGTCGGACCGCTCCCGCTGTAAACGTGAATCCCGCACGCCGAGAAGTTGTGTATGTCGTTGTCCTCCATCAGCACGTTGTCGTCAGCCGAATAGATCCCGTGGCTGAGGCCTTCATTTGTTCCGCCGTGATGGATCTCGCATCGCGTGATCTCGTGGAAGCCGGCGCCGTGATCGTTGAACTGGATCAGCGCGAACGGAACGCTCGTGTTGCCAGATATTTCGCAGTGGTTGAAGCGGATATGATGCGCGCCCCATCCGGTCGTGACAGGGCTGGTGCAAAAGTCGCCGTCGACATAGACGTAGTCGAACTCGATGAACGCGCGATTGATGCCAACCGCGAGGCACCAGGGCCTGTTGCCGTTGTCGGCGAGCGGGCGCAGCGTCCACACCGTGCCGGCCGGCCAGCCGCGAATCCAGATTTTGTTCGTCCAGCTCGTGCCGCTGCCGATGCCGCCGACGTTCGGCGCACCGCCAGAATCGTTCAGCCAGAAATTCTCGTTGTAGACCCCCGCGCCGACGCGAATCTCATCCCCCGCGGTGATCGTGCATTTGCCGACACCGTTGGTGCCGGAGAACGTGAGCTTGGGCGCGGTCGGGTTCCCCTGGCCGTCGACCTGCTGGGCCTGCGCACAGGTGTTGTTGTCGTTGCCGGTCTTCGAGACATGGAAGTTCGCGGCCTCGGCGGCGCTCGCCGCGCACAGCAAGAGGAGCGTCAGCAGCACGCGGACCATCAGCCGACCCCCAGTAAGGTCCGCTTCCCACGTGCCCCGCCGCCCGCGGCGGCTTCTGGATAAATCCCCATCGCGCAGATCGTGTCGACGCTGCTCCCGGTCGTGAACGGCCCCGTGTTCGAGCTGAACGCGGCGATCTGATGCTGCGCCATGTGTCCAACCCCGGAGCCTGCCGTATCGCGTGTCCAGCCAGAGCCCGCTGTCGTGGTCGGCGCGCCGCTGTAGATACATGTCGCCACGCCGAAACCCGTCGCGGTCAGGCCCGTGCTCGACGACGTGTGGCTCGTGCCGGTATCGCCGTTCGTGCCGGTCTGGACCATCGCCGAGTTGTCCGCGCCGTTCAATTCGTAGGCCCAGGCGGTCCAGTTGTCGCCGCCACTTGGTGCGTCGATGGCGACGTTGACGAACCCGCCAGTGATATTCCGAAAGTGCTTGATGACGACCAGGGTCGGCGAGCCGCCGATGACCGCCTGTGTATAGGCGCCGTTCGTCGCGTCAGAGATGCCATACGTGCCGCTGGCGCCGCCGTTGTGCATGAGCGCCACCACCACCGCGTTGCCGGTCTGCGTGTTCATGCCGAACGTGACGTTCGCGTCGCCGCTCTGCGTGTTGTTCGCCGTCTGGACGAGCGTGACCGCGGCCTCGGCGTCCGGCCCGGCGACGAGCAGCAGCGCGACGAGGAGGGTGAGGGGTAGCGTCCTCATGGCGCGTTCTGCTGCACGAAGGTGAGATAGCCACCGACGGCGATCGCTCCAGACAGCTCGATGCAAAACGCCTGGCCCGAGGGCACCTTGATCTGCACATGCCCCGCGTTGGTCCTCACGAAGCCGCGGCCGTTCGTCGCGTCCAGCGGATAGAGGCCGCTGATATTCGTCTCGCCCGTACCGCAACTGGAGCCGGTGCCGTACACGAACTGCAGATCGACGTCGCCGTCGGCCAGGATGTCGTAGCCGCAGATGTAAATGAGCGTCGTCCCGCTGAGCGCGACGATCTGGTTCTTCCCGGATGAGGAGATGGCAATCGGCGCGGTCGTGATCTTGTTCGCGTCGTTACAGATCGCCGGCGGACACGTCACGCTGTTGCACTTGGAGACGTCCACCTTCTCTTCAGTGAACTGCGCGGCCGCCATCGCGGCCTCGGCCTCCGCATACCGGTTGAGTGTGACCTCGGCTCGTGCGGCGGCGGCCGACGAGAGCGCGAGCGCAAGTGTGAGGAAGAGAAGGATCAGCAGTTTCTTCATGGCAGTCCTACGATGGTGACGACGACGTTGGACGCGCCGCCGAGCGTGATCGACACGCACCGGGAGCGCGTGTAGAGCGCGGGATAGGCGTCGCCGCCGGGCGCAAACTTCAGCGCGCCGTCGGCATCGCCGCCGGTGTTGCTGTGGGTGATGAGGATCGTCCAGTTGGCATTGTCGAGGCTCACCTCGTAGACGACGTTCCACGCCGTCGGCGCGGCCCCGGTGCCTTTGACCTGCAGACTGTGCCGCGCGAGCCCTGTGGTGGCGGCGTTGATGGCGGTGCCGGACGCCGCGCCGGTATAGGTGTCCTGCCGCGTCGCCATCACCGCGACCGCGCCGATGAGCGTCGTGAGTCGCTGCGCGATCCGCTGCAGGCGCCCGTTCAGGCCGCTTGAGGCGGTGTCGCTCGCCGGCGCCGTCTCCGTGAGCGACCCCAGCTTCGCGGCGATCGCGCCGTCGCTGCCGTCGTTCTCCGTGAGGCGGACGTGCTGCACGCCCTCGTCGCCGACGAAGGTCGCGCGGACCTTTTTCTCAGTGCTGAAGAAGTCTTTAAAGCTCCAGGACGCCACGGCGTTAGACCTCCGACTCCGGCGCTTCGGGTGCCGTCGGCGCCTCCAGCGGTTCCGCCGGCGCCTCGATCTTCGGGTGCATCAGCGCGTCGGCCGCCGCCTCGCTCAACTTGTCGCCAAACGTCTTCTGCTGCGCGTCGAACGGACGCAGCAGGAGCTGCTTGTGCTCGATGCCCTGGCCGACCTCCGGGTGATCGGTCACTTCCGTCATCCCGTCCGGTGGCGTCGCGCTCGCCGCGCCTTCCCCGTCGATCTCGAGGACCTCGTCCACCACGCCGCCGACCGTTCGCACGAAATAGCGCCGCATGGTTACCACCCCGTATCCACTTCGCCGCCGACCGTCGCGCTGCTACCGGTGGCCCCACGCGTGCCGGTGATCGTCGTGCTATTAGTGAGTGCTAAGCGGATCGACGTGGCGTCGAACGACGAGCCCTCCGCGCCTAAGTGCCGCAATTTGCTCTTGCCTGTGTCGACCGATGTGATCGTCGCGGTCTTCGACGACTCGCTCGTAAACGCGATGGTGAAGCGTTGAATGAGGCGGTCGACGCGCGCCCGCGCCCGTAGCGTAGACACCGGCATTACGTGACGACCTCCAGCACCGTGAGCCGCGCGCTGACGACGCTGGCCTGCGACGCCTTCCCCTGCACGAAGTCGTTCACCGCGAGTAGGCGGGGCGTGTCATCGAGGAGTGTTTCTTTCGAGACGAGCGTGTCGCCAAAGATCTCGTCCTCGGCCGACGACGTGTCGCCGGATTCAACGATCGTGATGTTCGGCGCCCGGTCGACCGTGTCGGTGTTGCAGAGCGTGTAATTGAGGAGGAGCGCGTGCTTCAGGCTCCCGGCGTTCGCCGTGTAGAGCGTCGAGTAAGACGTCCCGAGCGCGACGCCGTCGATCACCTTCAGCGTGAGCCCACCTGGCTGCGCCGCGTACTCGGTCACTTCCGCGCGCAGCGCGACGAGGTTCGTCGTGCCGGCCTTCCCGCGAATCGTGCCGGAGGCGCCGAGGAACCAGCCGCCGGTCGGCGCGAGGATGGCCGTCTCGCCCGCCTCCAGGGTGTCGTCGAAGATGCGCTCCGCGACGCCGGCCGATCCGGCGTTCGGCACGAGGTAGAGTTCCACCGCGAGCGCGGCCGAGTGGGTGTTCCGAAGCGTCAGCCCGTGCACGTGCGCGACTCCGCTCCCAGGCGCGGTGTATAGCGTCGTGACAGCGCCGGTGAGTAGCACGCCGGCGAGGCGCTTCGCGTCCACCGTCGTCACGGCGCTCTGGTCCTCGTCGAACATGGGGAACAGGAGCCGCCCGAGGATCGAAACGCGGTTGATCCGCTTCTCCTTGATCGTGTCGCCCGCGAGCCACAACGTACTCACTGGACGATCTCCAGTCCGATCCGCGCGCCGCGTGGCGCCGGCACGTGGTCGCCAGCCACCAGCCGACCGAGCGTGTCCTTCGCGAACCGCACGACGACGTCACACTCAGGACAGACGATCGGGCCGACGTACGGAGACCCATCCGGCAGCCGCAGGTCCCCCGGCATCACGGAGGCGCCGGCGGAGAACCCGCCCGTCCAGAGCGCGACCACCGCGCCGCAGGAGGAGTGGCGCACGTCGCGAAGCGGGTGACCGTTGACCACGACTCGCATCAGGCCACCGAGAGCGTGAGTTGCCACGTCCACCGCACGGCGATGCTGCCGGTCTTCGTGATCGGGCTGGAGAGGACGTAGCGCGCGAACAACGTGTTCGCCGCCGTGAAGAGACCCGCCTCGCGGAGCGTGTTGCCGTTGCCCTGGTTGGCGGCGAGGTAGTAGCTGAGCGTCACCGCGAGATCGGTTTTGACGCGGGCGGTGAGCTGGTCGCGGAGTAGTTCGGCGACCAGTTGCGTGTCGGTGCTCGCCGGCGCGGTCGCATCGGTGCCGATCGCGAAATGCGTGAGGCTGCCGGGCGCCTCGTTCGCCAGGAAGTCGCGCAAGAGGTTGAGGCCCGCGTTGACGGTCAGGTTGTGGCCGCGCTCACGGGAGAGCCGCCGGCCTGTACGCGCCTCCAGGACGTCGACGCAGACGTTCACCCCGAGACCGAGGCGCTCACGCCGCGTGCTACGGAGAAGGCGCGCGCCACTCATGCAGCGGCCTCCATCGGTACAATGGCGCTGCCGTTATGCCGAAGATTCCGCGTGTATGTATCCAATGCGACGCTGGGTTTGAAGTCTGGCCAACTGATTTAGACAATCTCGACGTCATCCTTGCCCCGTTGCGTCAAGCCACTTCGCTGTAACCGCACTCCGCAAATCCCACCCGACTCTCAACGCTGACGTTCTGCGTGTCGAGCACGTCGGCGATCTCCGCCCCGTCGACGCGCCGGCGGAGCAGCACGAGGACCTCGTTCTCGCGGATGACATAGTCGCGGCCCATCTCGGCGAGCTTCTGAAAGAAGGCCACCCAGCCGCCCTGGAAGTCGCCCTCGAGCGCGCGCACGCTGAACATCAGGTGCGGCTCGCCGTCGGCATCCGGCTCCGTCCACTCCGAGGCGCTGACCGACTCGATCAGGAATTGGTCGTTGAGCCCGAGCTTGGCGTTCGTGATGGTGACGAGCTGCCCGGCGCGGAACCCGGACGTCCTGGTCGTCGCGTCGATGACCCGCGTCACGCGGCCGAACCGCGCGAGCAGTTGGTCGGCGGTTTCGAGCGCCAGGTCGCCGGCGTCGATGTTCGGTCGATCCTCGACGTGTTCGTAGCGGCCACTGCCGCCGTCGAGGTTCGCGCGCGTCGCGATCTCGTTGTCGTCCTCGGCGCCCACGATCAGCGGCACCTGGCCTTGATAGGTCACCGCAAGGACGTCGGCCGTGCCGAGCACGGTGCCGGTGTCCGACTGCGCGATCTCGGTCTTACCCTTGTTCCAGTACCAGTCCTTATCGCTCTCGACGCCGAGGATGCCGACGATCTGGGCGAGGCCATTGATGGTGATGATCGGCTCGGTGCCCGCCGCAAACGCCAGATTGAAGACGCGCCGCGTGCCGTCCCCAATGAACGACTCCGTGCGCGGATCGGTGAGGTCGGTGCCGGCGCGCACGGTCTGCGCGTTGCGGTACTGGTCGACGCTCGACGACACGCGCATCGTGACGTGCGTGGTGTTCCCGATCGCTGCCGGCGCGAGGACGGAGGACCGCGCGCGCACGTGCAGGCGCTTGAACGGGTCGATCCACCAGGTCATCCCCGACAGCTCACTCAGCTCGTTGAACGCCTGATCGACGTAGAGGTAGTTGAAGACGGCCTTCACGATGGTCGGCCCGTCCTCGACGTCGCCGAGGGTGATCCCTTCGCCGAAGAGGAAGTTCGTCCGGATGTCGGCGACGATCGCGCCGACGGTCATCTGCTCGTAGCTGGCCGCGACGAGCCGTCGCTGCGGGATAGCGCTGTAGTCCTGCGCCTGAATGTCGTAGACGAGGAACTCGGAGTCGCCGTCTTGCTCGATCGCGACCTCGCTGACGATGCCCCCGAACATCAGGAGGCCGTCCTCCGCGAGCACGATCCGTGAGCCGACGGCGACCGGCGCCGGGGTCGTGTAGTGCGCGCGCACCTTGATCGCGAACGTGTCTCGGCTGTTGAGCGCGGTGTTCCACGACAGCGACCCATCGATCGGCGCGACGCCGATGCCGCTGATCAGGACGTCGATGCCCTCAGCGTCGACGATATCGTCCGAGGGGAAGAAGAGGACGATCGACATTACAGGCGCACTCCGTACTGCCGGAGCACCGAGGGGATCAGCGGCACGCAGGCGCGCGCGACCTGTTTGCCGTCGAGGTGGACAGGGATCTCAATAACGATGCGTTGCCCGCCGTAGGGCTCGCCGCGCGCGATGCGGTCGACGCCGGAACGCCCGCCCATCCGCGCGACTTCCACGCGCGACAGCATCCGCTCGCCGGTTTGCCCGATCAGCGGGACTTCGTCGGTCCACAGGCCGCGGTGCGCGCGTGGCCAGCCGCCGACCCAGCCGCCGCCGTGGAGGACTTCGCCGCGGGCCCGGGCCTCGTAGTAGTCGTTGAGTTCTTCGCGGGCCTCCGCCTTCGCGCGCGCGTCGCTGTAGTCGTTGGGATCCTTGGGCACATACGGCACGCCGGCTTCGCGCGCTTCGTCCTTCGTCAGATAGCCGTCGCCCTCGTCGTCCTCGTCGTCCTTCTTACTACCACCGCTATCGCCATCGCCCCCGCCGGAGGCCTTGAAGTCCAGTGGGATGACGACGCCTTCGCGCATCATGGCTTCCAAGTCGCCCCACGCCGCCCCCAGCCGGCCGAAGTCCACGACGCCCGTTTCGACGGCGACCCCGATCGCCTCCTGCAGCTCCTTGACGGCTGCGGTGTCGCCGAGAGACTCGTGCAGGCTCTCGACTTCGCGCAGGACGGTTTTCAGATCCAGCGTGCCGGATTTGCGGAAGTCCTCGAACGCGTCTTTCAGCGTGTCGATGGAGTCGAGGTTCTCGAGCTTCGCCTGCAGGATGTCGATCGGATCAGAGAGCGCGGCGAGCTCGCCCGCTGCCTTCTTGGCCGCCTCCGCGCCCTCGGCGAGAATCTTCTGATGCTCCAGCAGGATCGGGTTGATTTGCGCGAGGACGGCGGCGACGGCTTCCGGGCCTTGCTTCTCCGCTTGCCAGAGCGCATCCGCGATCGCAAGGGCTTCGGCTTCCGTCCTCCCGACCGCGAGATACGCGTCCCTGATCGCCACCACGGACGCCGCCCACTGGAAATTCCCGGTCGCCATCGCTTCCGCACGCTGGGATTCGCTCAGGCCGGCTTCAAGCCCTTTCCTGAACGACGCCGCGGTTTCGCGCCCCTGACGTTCTGCCTTTGACGGCCCGAACGCGCCATCGAACAACTTCGCGATTCCGCTAATCAGCGGTCCGGCTAAGGCCCCGATCCCTGGGAGGATTGAGTTGAACGCGCCCCCGATCGTTGCACCGAATATGCTGGCGATGCTTTTCTGCATCGCTTCACCGCCGAAGATGTTCTTGGTGAGCTGCCCGCCGAAGAGGCCGCTCACGCTTTTGACTACATCCCCGCCACCGGTCAGCGCGGCCATGATGGTTGGGCCGAGTTCCTTGCGGATGACCTCGCCCATTCCGCTGAACTTCCCTGACGCCTTCCCCGCTTCGTCGGCGATCGCGCGGATCGTGTGCTGGCCGATGATGGTCTGCTGAATCAGATCGCGAAGGTCTTCGTTGACCGGGAGGAGGCCCTGCTCGTCGAAACCACGCGCCTCGTTGTTCGCGAGGCGGATCTGCTCGCGCCAGAATCCCAGCGCGGTCGTCATGCCCAGCGTCGCCGCTTGCAAGTCGGTGGCTTTCTCGGCGGACGCCGCCACGTCGTTCCCCCATTCGTGCGCCCACTCTGTCTGCCATCCGGCGATGAGGAGTTGCATCTCCGCCTCAAGCTCACGCACGGCCGCCGCTTGCTCGTCGGTCGCTTTCGTCGCGGCCTTCGTGTTCTCGGTGACGAGGCGCAGCGCGCCCTCACTCAGGCCATACTTCGCGGTGAGTTCATCGGTGGCGACGCCGAGCGTTTTGGCGGCGTTGATCTCTTTGACTTGCTCGGATGTGAGGCCCGCGACCTCCGCTTTCATCTTGGCGAGCTGCTGCGTGTAGGTCTCCGCGGCTGGCGTCGCTTCCTGCCCGAAATGTTTGGCGAGTGCCGCGAGCTGACCCGTGTAATCCTCGGTCGAGGCGTTGAGGCGTTGCTGCGCCTGCTCGATCACCCCTGCGGTGGACTGGAAGATGCCGCCCTCGGCGATGACCTGGCGGAGGGCGTCCCCCCAGAGCACCGTCGTGCCCAAGAGGCTCCGGATATTCGCCGTCGTGTTCTGCTTGAACCTGTCCCAGGCGTCGCCCGCCGCGTCGAGCGCCTGCAGCTGCGCATCGGTTGAGATCTGCGCGCCTTCGGCGAGTTGGTGGTACCCCTCACCGACCGCCGCGGCGATTTCCTTGAAGCTCTTGCCGAACAGCAGCGCGCCGATCCGGTTCCGCTCCTGCTCGTTCTGCATTCGGCCAAGCGCGCCGACGACGATCTCGAATTGATCCTCCGGTTTCAGTTGCCGCAGTTCAGTGAACGAGAGGCCGAGCGCCGCGACGCCCTGCTGCACGCTGCCGCTGCCACCCGCGAGGGTGCGTCCGAGGTTGAACGACGCCAACGTGAACGCCTCGACCGAGGAACTTGTCTGCTCCGCCGCAAACTGCATTCGCTGGACGGCCGCGGTGCTCAGTCCAGTCGAGTTCGCCATATCGAGGGTGGCGCCCGCACTGCGGAAGGCTTCCTCGGTCCAGGACTTCAGCGTGGACACGCCACGCTGCAGCAGATCCGATGCGAGGTTTCCGGCGAACGAGGCCCGGAACGATTGCCCCCAGCCCGTATTCGCGCCGGTGCCTCGCTTCGTCTCATCCGTGATCCCGGCGATCCCTCTCCGCGCTTTATCGAATTCGGATTCGGATAAATTTTTGGCCCGGATGACGATCGAGATCTCGCGATCACCCACGGCGTCGCCCCTGTTGTTGTGCCCGGCGCTGCTGCCGCTCGCGCTGCGCCTCGGCGAGCACGGTGTTCGACACGTCGCGGAGGCAGTCGAGGGCCTGCATCAGGTACGCGTCCTGTTCGCCGAGACTGCCCGGCCCAGGCAGCGCGCTCCGGTGATAGAAGCCGTCCCGCACGTCATGTGTCCATTCAAACCACCGCTGTAGGTCCTCGACCTCGGGGGTGAACAAGAGCACCGGGCACGTCTTGAGCCGAACGCCGTCATCGCTCACCCACACGTCGTGCTCACGCTCGATGCCATCGCAGCTCCGCTCGTAACAGAGGGCGCGCCGTCGGCACTCGTCGCAGGAGGTGCCGGTCTCACTCCAGAGGCTTCCGGTCCCTCGGGTCCGTTGGAGGAAGGCAGAGAATCGGACGGCGAGGGTGAGTCGTTTTTTAGTGCAGGCCGGAACATGTTCTTGTCACGGATCGCTCGCAGCGTCGCCATTAGTACGTCGCGTCGCGCCCCCCACAGGGTGACGAGTTCACTACCCTCGGTGGCGTCGTGTGTCTGGCCCGTCGCGTGATCCGTCACCTCGATCTGGCCAGGCACCACGCGCACATACCGGCTGATCGAATTCCCGAGGAACGTGCGCCGAACGTCCTCCTCCTCGTCGTGTAAGCGTTCGTACTCCCCGCGCTGCGGGGCGGTCATCTCGACGAGGCGCCGGCGTCGGATCTCCGTATCCGGAATGACGAAGTCGCTGCGCTCGACGATCGAGGCCTTGTACGCGCCCAGGAGTGAGTGCAGGCGGTCGTCCTTATAAAGGTCGACGGCCTCACTGAACTCCACGAGCTGCTGCTCGTCGGTGAGCGCGGCCGGCCGCCGCTCCTGCTCCTCGCCGGGCAGGCGCATCGACACCAAGCGATCTGAATGCGCATCGAAGACGTGTCGAAGCCCCGCGATGAAGGCAGCGAAGTCGTCGAGCGTCATCCGCGTAATGAGCAGGTCGATCGCGTAGCCGTCGATCGGGACCGTCGCTGGGTGATACCCCGACGTGACTTTGAGTTTTGGGTTGCCTGACATGCACACACCTTTCTGACTCGCGGCGTGATTGCCGCGATGAACGACCCCGTCAGCAGCAGGTGCGCGCCAGGCTGGGCGGGCCCCGGGAGTCGGCAGGAACCCCGATCCAAAGGCCCGAGTGGCGAGCGAGAGTGCGAGAAACCGCCTACGCCAGTACCAGTGTCAGCTCGTTGTTCTGTCCCTCGGCTGACGCGAGGGCTGTGCCTTCAAACGCCCACGACACCGCTTCGTCGGGGTCGTCCGTCTCCGGCACGTCGAAATCCACCTTCGGGCTCCAGCACGCGATGATGCTGCCTTCGGTGCGTCCGGTCTGCTTCAGGATCGAGACCGGCGTGCCCGCATACGCGACGTCATGCAGGGTCGCCTGGTTCTCGACGAACGCCTCGAAGCTGATCATCACTTCGCGTTTGCCGTTGCGGTACACCTCGGTCGCGACCGCCTGGCCGTACTCCTGATTGCGCACCGCGAGGGTGTTTTTGAGCGAGGCCTCGTAGTGCTTGAACTTGTAGGCGGTGTCGTTCACGAGCAGCTCGCCGACCATGCCGGACGGCACGACGGTGCCGACGGTCGTGAACGTGCCGGGATCCGCCGGCACGCCGGTGGGCGACAACTGGGTCGCGGCCGGACCTGACAGTTCAAAGCGCGGCTCCTCGTTCGCGTCGAAGATCATGTTGAGGTCGTCGGCGCCGACGCCGAGGAGCAGGCGCTTGAAGTTGGCCAGGTAGTGCGCGATCGCCAGCGACAGCGCCAAGTTCGTCGTGCACTTGTAGGTGACGGCGCCCTTCAGCGACTCGCCCGCGGTCGGCGCGGTCGGCAGCGCGGGCGCCCATGTGAGGTCCGCCCCGGCCACGACCGTGAGGACGCGCACATACTTCACGCTGTTCCGTGTGATCAGCACCCCATCGCCCACCGCCAGCGTGCCCGCGCTCGCGACGGTGCCGGTGGTTGTCGTCGGCGTGCCCGAGAACGTGGTCGCCAGCGTCACGTTCGTCTTCGCGCCGAACGCGCACTCGAAGATCTCGTCGGCTTCAGGCAGCGTGTTGAGCGTGCCGGAGGGCCGAATCACCGCATTGAGCGAGCCGAGCGCGGCCGACAGACGCCGATCGAAGCGGGTCGCGAGGCCGGCGGCGGACGTCTTCTCCGGCGACGGCACCCGGTTGAACGGCTGGAACTCCATGCCGAGCTCCACATGGCGGAGCGCGTCGGTCGCCGAGAACGTGACGCCCGTGTCGGCGTATGCGCTTTCCTTCTTGACGTAGACGCGTCCAGTGCGGCCGAGATTCAGTGCCATCGGTTCGTTACTCCACGGAGGCCGCCGGCTCGATCGGGTCGAACCAGGCCTCGTCCATCACATCGCGCACGCGCAGCCCAGGCGCGACGAGCTGGTTCAGATCGACGGTCGCGCCGGGCCCGCACCGGAAGCTCCACCGGTCGCCGCTGGTGCCCGTCGGCCCGGTGGCGGTCGCCTCGACGCGCGATCGCCGCAGGTCCGTCGCCGGCACCCGCTCACGCGTTAGGCTGCCCATACGTCCGCCTGACCAAGATCTCGAGGTCCACAATGGCCCACAGCTCCGAGGCGCCCTGGACTTGCGGCGTGCGTCGCACGATGCGCGTTTCGTAGGCGTGCCCGCCCCGCGTCACATCCACCGCGATCGCTTGCTCGACATCCGCGCAGCCACGGAGAAACGTCCGCAGCAGTGCCGCGTCGTCGGTGGAATCGAAGTCGTGGATCCACCACACCGTGATCGGTAGCACGAGCACGATCCCGTTCGGCCGCTCCCTGTACTCCCAGGCGTCGTCCTTCCATTCCAGGAACAGGAACGGCCGCGGCCCGCCCGCCGGCGCGATGAGCGTCTCGGCGCCCTGATCCGGATTGAGCTTCACGGCCTCCGGTGCCACGTCGTAGTGATAGCCGGTCGCCTGCGCGATCGCTTGGAGCGCCGCCTGTAGGTGTTCGACGATCAGCCATTCATTCGGCTCCGCCACCACTCACCTGCGATCGCTGAAAGTCGAGCTCGTGATCGAAGTTCTTCTCGAACTGCTCTTGCACGCGCGCGAGGCCTTGCGGCCGATACTTCGCGAACACGCGCCCGAGCGAGGGGCCGTAGTGCTCCCGGATCGGCAACCGCTTCGCGCCAGGCTCACGGGTAAAGACGCCCGTGTGTCCACTGCGCATCGTGCGGATGAACGCCTGCGGCAACCGGCCGCGGCCGCCGCGCAGCTTGTAGCTGACGCCGCCGCGGGTGGTCTG